CGTGGTGAAGTCAAGGTTGAGCGTGGAGCCATCTCCGACCATGGCCTTTCGGAACATTGATGGGATCATGGGATGTCCACTCCTGCGGTCCGGAAGGTGAAGTCGGTCACGTGAAGGTTCTCGCTGCTCGCGTTGTCATCGAGGAACACGGTGAACGTGCCCCAGGCATTGTTCGGCCAGGTGGCCGTGGTGGCGCTGGGCGTCGTGATCGTTCCGTGGCCGTTGGCTGCGTTCGTGAATGTGCCGTTGATCGTGCCCGTCGCCGTGCCGATGGTCCACTTGCCCTTCAGCGTGTAGCCGGTGCAATTGAATACCGCGCCCGTGTCGAGGTTGCGGACGTACACCGTCAGGAAGTGCAGCTCGCCCGGCCATATGACCAGGTTGACGATGGGAGTTTGGATCGTGACGTTCGGCATCAGGTGCACCTCACGGGATTCGGGCGATCGAAGAAGGCGTAGGCGTTGCCGCCGAGGTCGTACACGACGAACACCATGGCGACCGCCGTCAGGCTCGAAGTCGTCCAGGCGGACCCGGTCCACACGCTGCCGACCGGGCCGATGGTGCTCGCCGGGGTGGTAATGTCCATGCCGTCTACGATGGTTGCCGTGTTGAACTCCTCGCGCAGATTCCGGCACGTGCTGAAATTGAAGCGGTCATCCTGAAGCGTCGAAACGCCGGATCCCGCGATGCTCGGCGGAATCCATACCTTCACGGTATAGGTCCAACGGTTAGCGGCAAGCGACGTAGCTGAAACCACTTGGCACAGATGCTGCGCGATGATTTGTGGCTGAACCTGAAGCGCGGACGCGAACCGGATGCCGTCCGCGTTCTCTCGGACCATTTCCGCAGAATCGGTCCATCCATTCGTAACGACGCGGTTCGCCGCGCCGAACAAACCTTCTCGGAAGATGGGCCGATGCCATGTCATACGGGTCGCTCCGGTCCTGCCTTGCCGAATTGGTCGGACACGCTTGAAGTGAACATGGTTGCAAAATCAACTTTGGTAGCCATATACGGTTGGTACCACCCAACCTTTTCGACTTGGTTGATTTGCTCGCCTGCAATAGTCACGCCTGGGCGTAGCCGTGCCGCGCCAGTCTGATTCGGAATCGGCACCTGCTCGAGGTGGTAACTGTCGTCAACAAGGAATGACACTTGGACGCGCCACCATTCCGAATCAAGCGAAGCTGTAATGCCGTTGCAAAGAACGGTCCCAATACCGTAACCAAGGAACGTTGCACTATTCCGCTTGTTCAGGAACCCATACAAAGTTCCCCACGCGGGATCTTGTGCCGTGAATTGCGGCGTAATAGACGTCGCAGGCGCGCGGTCAACAAGCAATTCGACTTGGATAGCCGCTTGTCCGACCTTGAACGGACGCGGGTTGCCGTTGATATCAACTTTAGTTCCGCCGATATCGGTTACTCCGCTCGGCCAACTTACGTCGCCATTAGTTGGCGGCGTGCTGACGAGTCGATACATACTCATCGTTCGGAACGTCGAAGTACGCGTCTGCTTGACGTATTCAAGTCCCCAGGGCGTATCGGCGTACGGGTATGAGTAGGTAGTAAACGTAGCGCGGACGGTGTACGCGTACGGGCGTTCGCGGGAAGGTTCAATGCTGACGTTCCGACATACGAACCGCGAAAGAAATGCGTTGACTGGTGTTCCGTAAATTCCCGATGGCAACCGGGTTTGAGGCTTTGCCGGAGCGTTTGTAAGGAGCGAGGCTTCGCCTGGGAATGGGTCGGCATTGTTCGTAGGCGTCCAGTAGGACAAATAGACGAGTTGAATTGTCTGCTCGCCCCATCTATCAGAAAGCGAGTATTGCCTAGATTCTGTCCGCTCTACGTGGGTCCAAGTTCCCATTTATTGCCCACCGATCTTTTTTTGGATGCTTTCGAGTGCGGTTGTCTGCCGCTCCATAAGTCCGGGCGTCTCGTATGGCATCCCGCGCGCGCTTCCCTGCGGCGCATAGGCGAAGTTCTGCGCGTTCCCAAGTTCGCTGAACAACATTTGCGATGCTTGCGCGTCGGCCTGCATTGCCCCGGCGATATCGCCAGAAAGCAACTTCTCCAACCCAAGCATTTCTGCTGCACCGAACTCGGCAAGGATATTCAGACTCGCCATAAAGTTTTCGCCAAAGCGCGCCGTTGCCCCCATGCCCCCGCTGATTTGCGCCGCGTTGCGCTGCATCCGTGCCGATTCCCCGCCTGCTACGTCGGTTCCGGCGCGCAGGACTTCCATAGCACCAGGGGCCAACGCTTCCGCGATGGCTTTCATTGATTGTTCCCGCGATAGGTCCGCATCAATCTTCGCGTTCTGCGCGGCAACGGAAAACTTGGTGGTAATTTCCGTCAACTGATCTACGCGTCGGTCTATGAACTGCGCCGCCTGTCGGACAAGGTTGATACCCGTTTCCGCCACGCCAAGCGCGGCAGTAATGCCCGCAGCGCGCGCCGTCTTTGCGCTGCTGCGGTTCAACTTTTCCAACTGGTTTTTTGTGTCGGCAACGCCACGGACAACGCCTCGGTTGTCCATGTCTACTTGGATCGTCGCCTTTAGCGATTTGTCTGCCATGCGTTACCCTTCAACCACGGGAAGAATCCGTGCGGCTTCCTGCCAGTAAGCGAACACGCGATGACACCTAGCAACCACTCGCACCTTTCGCCCGTCGTGAACTCGCTATGGGCAAGTCCTGCGGGCATGGTTAGTTGGGCATCGTAGGACGCGATTCGAAAGATGCGCCTTTCGGCGCGTGAGTAGGGCGGACAGCATTGATTTCCGTAAGGATGGCCCCGGCAATTTCGGAACGGATCTTGCCCGCGTCCTGGGTGTTGTCCAAGAACGGCGAACCGTCCGGGCAGCTGACGCAGGAAACCCACCAGTAGGGGTCGGTGGATGACCGCTGAACGTCTGCCAACGTCGGTTCGCGGATGACAAGTTCCCCGACGCCTTCAATCGTCACGGCGCGCGAACGGGCAAGCATGGACGCCAACGGAATCGGCATTACTGTTCCTCCCACGAAAGTTCCCACATAGCAACGCCAGTCCCATCGTCCGTGATAGATGCTGAAGTAACAAGGACGTTGAACGCGTTCGTTCCGGCTCCATACTCGTCAAACCCCATCCCGCCCTGATCGACGTATTTCAGCGTCAGCGATGCCGAAACCGCCGCAGAAAGATCGGCGGGATACAAATGCGCGCGAAGGGTGTCATCCGCCGTAGACGTTTGACGGAGAATCGTCATCGTCCCGGAACGCCGGACGCGTCCAGGCAACCGCCGTTCGCGGTAGTCGCCAAGCGTCGTCGAATCAAGCGACGCCTTCTCAACGCTCAACGTAAACGAGCGAACCGGGATAACGGTCAGGTTTCCCGCTCCGCTTGTGGCAATTCCCGAAAACGTAAGCGTTCCGCCAAAGCCTGCAATAAGTGCCATGTTTAGACCCCTACCTGTAGTTGAATTGCGATAGTTGCTACGCGTTCATCGCCTTCCGCGCCGTCCGCCTGCGTTTCCGTGCGGATTGAGAACGAATACCCAGTACAAACGAAATCGACGGTGTTAGAAGTAACGGTCCCGTTGAACTCGTCTAGTACGTCATCCACGAACCCAAGCAGCGCAAGCGTCGTGTCGGCGTAGATATTGACTTCCGCGCCGATGATCCATACGCCGGATTCTGCTGCGGGCATATGGCGAACGCATTCGCCGGAAACGATTTCGTAGGTAACGGCGGGCAACGGGTCGCCCGCGTTACGCATTCCCGGCGTAGCGTCGGCAACGCCTGCGCCGTCAAGGATCAACTTCAACCCTTCAGCGATGGCGGAAAGACTGCTCATGGCTTGCCGCCCTTCGAGAGCAGCTTCTTTGCCTCTGCAAGCGTCTCACGGGCCATGGCATCCATGACCTTTTGCAGATTCGCCCGCGCCCAGCGGTATGACCGGAACGCGCCGCGGATGGTCTTTGCTGACCCCTTGGCCGCGTCCATGGCTTTCCGCTTGGTCGAGGTGTAGTCGGCCAATTCCTTAAACTGCGACCGCGCTTCCGCATACATGGCGTACATGGCCGAGCTACGCGCCTGCTTGGCCTGCCTGGTGTTTCCGGGGTTGGCTTTCCAAATTGCGTCGCGCTGTTCTTTCACGAACGCACGACGTGCATCACGCTGTGAAGCGAGCGACTGCGGTGCAGACGCATAGAAGCTGCTTCCGCCGCCGAAATGCCGGAATCCCGATTCGAGGATGTGGTAGATGCGCTGGCGTCCCTTGGCCCGCGCTCCACCCTTCGCGCCGTATCGAATCCCAATTTGCGCCCGAAGCTGCGCCGATGGGCCCGCGCCCGTACGGCGAATGTCCATCTGCGTCGCCGAAGCAATGGCTTGGCGGTGCGTCTTCTTGCCACGGTACATGGATGATTTCCAGAGCTTGGCAAGGTCTTTCACGAACGGCGCAAGCGCCCGACGCGCACCTGTCTTCCGTGCCCGTTCGTTCAGGCGTTCCGGCAGCTGGTTGAGGGTTGCCCTCAATTCCTTGCTTTCGAGCGTCATTTTGATGACCGGAACGCTCACAGCACCACCTCGACGGCGATGATTTCCATGTTCCGGCGGCGCTGGTCGCGGTCGGTCGCGCCGCGGATGTTGAGGTAGCGGGTCGTGCCCCAGTCGGACCAGACCAACCGGCTGCGCGTCGAGATCGACGGGTGCCAGGGGCACAGGATTCGGTAGTTGCTCTGAATCGCCGGGCCGCCATCGTCCACGCTCTCGGCGGTGTCCAGCTGCTCGATGTGCATGGGGATCACGGCGACGTCGGACCATGTCTCGACGGCCTGCCCGAGATCGTCCACGGTCGTAGCAGGGTTCTGCAACGTCGCGACGAGCCGCATCATGCCGTGCGGGACGTGCGCCATCAGCCGATCCCCTTCCCCATCATGCTCGAAATGCGGTCCCAGTAGTCACTCGACAGGACCACGGTGTCATCCCCGCGGCTCGCAACGTGTTGTGTTACGCGCTGTAACAGCGCCATTTCGAGGAGCGGGTTGAGCGTGTTGCTTCCAGCGGCTAGGGTCAAAGACAGCGGGTAGCTCAAATCATCGACGTCGAGGTCAGCGTATTGGAGACCGTTGATTTCGCGCAGATTGATGCTGATGACCTGCGCGTTGTCATTGACCGTGGTGCATAGCGTGACCGGCTGCCGGGTGAGAAGCACCAGCTTCTCGGTGTTCGTCGGCTCGACGCCGACGTACTGCGTCCGGGTGACCGGATCGACCACCCATCCGGTGCGCTCTTCGAGCTCGCGAACGGCCGCCTCCCAGGCGATCTGGATGGCCGGATCGTCCTCGGTGTGAGGGATGCGAGCCCAGGCGCGGAACTTGGCAAGGTCCAGGGGCATCGTGCTCCTTCAAGCAGGGGCGTCGGGGGTGCAGCCCGACGCCCCTGCCGATGGGAGGAGAAGAACCGTCAGGCGTTGGTGACCTGGAGCTGCACGAGCGACTTCACGCGGGTGAAGGCCGAGTTCGCGAACGCCATGCCCTGGAAGATCACGCGGGCCGAGCTAGCAGCGGTGATTTCATCTCGAATCATCCCGATACCGCCCCACTCTCGCACCGAGAACCCGTCGCGGATGTTGCCGAGGACCGCGATCGTGTTCTTGCCGCCAGCCGACGTGACAGGCACCGGCGTGTACTCGGTGACGTAGACCGGGAGGCCCATGAGCGTGAACGGAGCCGCGCCGACGAGCGCCGCGTCAGCCGACGGAACGAAGATCGGCACACCGTTGACCGTGATGCCCGCGATGGCCGCGTAGACGTCCTGCGGGAGAATCCACGCCGCCGAGCCCCAGTACGCGGCCGGGAGCTTCGAGTAGCGCATTTCGGACAGCTTCGCGACCGTTGCACCGGCCGTGATAGCCAAGGCGCGGCTCGTGCCCGTCGAGGTCGCCGTCGTGATATGCACGTTGGCGTTGACGTTGAAGATGCCAGTCGGCGCGTTCGTGCCGGTGCCGCCGACATAGCCCCATTCGAGGTTCTTCGAGAGCTGGCGCTGGAGCGTGTCCATCACCTCGGCCTCGATGTCGAAATTCGCCTGGCGGATCAGCTGCTGGCTGACCTGCGTGAACGGGATGCACGGGACGGGCGCGATCGGCACCTCGGTGAATCCGGGGTCGATCGAGGTCCGCGCCGTGGTGCCCGTGTCAGGCTGCGTCCAGGCCGAGGTATAGCCAGCCGTTTCGAGGTTGTTGTAGCGCAGCGTCGGGTAGCCCTGGACGCCGGTGCGGATGTCCGCGAGGTTGCGGACCACCGTGTTCGCGTCGAGGTACTTCAGGATGCCGTCCTCGTACAGCTTCGGGATCAGGATGCTGCTCGAAGCGGTCGA